GACGCGCCGTCATGGAGCGCTTGAGCGAGCATGTCCGCGCTTGTGCTGAAAGTGCCGGCATGATCGACTGGAAGTAGCTCCCATCGCGGGTTTCGTCGAGTTGCAGATGAAGCCCGCTCATGTGCCAGGCACGTCTTTGGGATCGCTCTATGACATGCAAATCCGAGTCCCGAACATAACGGGTACAGTCACTGCGTCATGGGTAGGAGGCACTGGAGCCTTCAAGGATGCCGGAAATGGTAATTGCTCCGACGGAGAACTCAATGGACCCGCCAAAATAGACTTTTCGGCATCTCGCGCAAGCAACTTGTATGGCTCGTCTTCAACTGTGCAGCCCGCTTCAATCCGGTCACTCCATTAGATGTCATACTACCTTTCGCCACCCCTTCAACTTTTCATGGAGTGGCAAAACATGCGATATTCGCAGGAGTTCAAAGACAACGTCGTAGCGCGCCTGCTGAGCAAGGAGCTCAGCATCTCTGAAGCCGTGGAGCGGTACTCGATCGGCAAATCAACGATCTCGTACTGGCTCAAGATTGCAAGAGAGCAAGCAGTCTGCGGCACGCTGCCCAACAAAGGAAATCCCAAAGCAAGAAGTGCCGAAGCACAATCGATCGGCGCAAAGCAGGTGCTGAAGCTTCATGAAATTTGCCCGCAGGCAAAAGCGTGCCTGCGGGCAATTCGTCGCTGCCGGCGGCAATCGAAAAACTACCGGCTCAGCGTCACTGGGACTTCTTTAGAGAAGCTTTTGAAAATCGCGATCGAGCTTCTTGAGCGACTTGTCGATATGTTCGCGCTTTTCCTGAACCCATTCGCGCTGACCGGCAATCGATTTGTCCATTGCCTTGACAGCCTTTGCAAGTTCCTTGGGCTGCGGACCACCTGCAGTCTTGCGGTTTGCCACAATGGCTCGAGGATCGAGAGTTTTCTTGAAGAGCTCTTCGCTCATCGGACACTGTGCCGGTCCCTGCGGATATTCCTTGGCAATCACTTCAGCATAGATGCGCTGCATTTGAGCGTAAGGGAAGTCAAGAGGCTGGATGTTGTTGGCGCGCGCATAAGAAACCATGCCGCTGGCAACATGGTGTCCAACACGGAATGGAAGCTTGTATTCGCGCATGAGCACGTCGGCCACTTCCTGACTTGCCGTCCAGTCATTGTTGAGCTCTTCGAGCGCGCGCTCCGGATTGATCTTGAGAGCCTTCAGGACGCGCTCGAACTTATCGAGCATCTCGATGGCTGCCTGAGCCATCTTGTTGTTGTCTGCAACGCTCTTATTGTCAGACATGCCAGGCTGAATATTGTGCGCAAGCCACACGGTAGACTGAGCCTGCGCAATGGCCTTGCTGGCAGCCTTGCGCGTGTTCACCATAATGCCGGGATTGCGCTTTTGCGGCATGGCTGAAGAAACGTATGTGTTTTCGCCTCCCTCAACAAGGAGAATCCAGGGACGCGGCTGAGCATACTGCACGAAGACATCTTCAATGAAGGAACCGACTCGCACTGCCATCCCGGTAATGATGCCGGCCAGCTCGATCGGTTCATCGACAGACTTCATCTGGCTCGCATCATATGCGTTGGGAACAGGGCCGTTAAAGCCCAAATACTTGGCCATGCGCTCACGATTAAGCGGCCAGCTCGTGCCATTGAGAACGGTGGTTCCCATCGAACACCAGTTGAGCCTTTCGTAGAAATCCCTGAGCTGCTGCTGGGTACGTTCAAACGAAGCCTGATACCCCATGAGGTAGTGCGCGTAGCTGTTGGGCTGAGCGGCTACTCCGTTGGTGTAGTTGGGCACAATCGTCGTCTGGTTTTTGCGAGCAATGTCGTTGATGACGCTCATCACTTCTGCCAGCTTCTCGGAAAGAGCAAGCACATTGTCGCGCATGATGGCAGAGCGATACGTTGCGTGCATGTCCTGGCTGGAACGGCCGATATGCAGCATGGTGACGTCCATGCCGGCTTCCTTAATGAGGAAGGGCTCAAATTTGATGACTTCCTTCGGGCGCGGACCGCCTTGCTTATTGCCGTTTGCAATCACGGTCTGCAGACCATGCGCAACCTTTTTGACAACAGCCTTGTCGAGCAGCTTCTCATCGGTGTTGATGACGGTCGTGGCTTTGTTCATTTCGCCAAGCCAGAAAAATTCATCGCGTACCGTATCTGAGGCCCACAGAGCGGACGCGCAGGCAGCGGCCAAAAGGCCAAGAGCAAATTTCTTCATAACTTGTTTTCTCTCTCCAAAATGATGGCATCTGTCTGTACAGCAACCCGAACAATGCCAGTCGCCGCGGACATTATGGAGCACTTTGCGCGCATTGAGACAATTTTTCAATGCATAAAGCGCAAAACGATTTTTCGCTTAACGCAAAATACGAAGCAAGTGAAACATTTGTTGATCGTAGGCCCCAGCATTGTCGCCTGTCATGCGGCAAACAATTGCGTCATCGCGGCGCGAATGCACGGCTGCAGCTGTTCAAGAACGGCATTTTCAATGCTTAATCGCAGTGCAAGTCCGCACGCATGCGCACCTCGAAGCTTCTGGGCAAAAGATCCGCACCCAACGGCCACGAAGAAATTGCTCATAAACAAGTCCTTAAGCGGACTAACGGTTTTCCTTCTTACGGATTCCGAAAAAACGACACAGCCGCACGGCCATTTTGCGTGCGGCTTCACATGCTCTCGAAGACTTGTCTAGAACCGCTCGGGATCCTGCGAGGCAGTCGGCATTACCCCACGGACGCTACAGAACTGGCGGCATGCACCGGATGGTGATGGCCGGCTAGACCGCAGCAACTTTACGAGCCCGCGGCAAATCCCTGAGGACCTGCGTGAGCAGATCGTAGATCGCTTCTGCAAAGCCGATGTGCGGGATCTTAGTCTGACGCAGGCCTTCTACAAGCTGCTCGATGAAAACAAGGAGTACTGGTGCTCTCTCTCAACGCTTTACCGTCTCTTCAGGGCACGGGGATTGAACGCACGCCGTGCGCCTACCCGGGAAGCCCGCCGGCGCAGCAAGCCGACTGCCTACAGCGCACAGAAGCCAAACGAGGTGTGGACCTGGGACATCACCTATCTGCGCTCGAGCAAGTACACGGGCTGGTTCTACTACGCGTATGTCATTGTCGACGTCTACAGCCGCATGGTTGTGAGCGCCAGGGTATTCGAGGCTGATAATGCCGACTTCGCCGCGCGCTTTCTCGGGGATGCCTTCAGGCGATACGGAATCAAGCCCGGACAGCTTGTCGTGCACTCAGACAATGGTGCGAGCATGAAGGCCGCTCCCACTTTGGCTTTGCTTGAGAAGAACGGAATTACCTTCTCGCACAGTCGTCCGCGAGTCAGCAACGACAATCCGTATTCGGAGTCCTTCTTCCGTACGCTCAAGTACAGCGGCGATTACCTGTACCCCCGTGACGGCTTCGACAATGCTGAGGAAGCTGAGCAATGGGTGCAGGGCTTTGTAGACCACTACAACGAGCACCACAGACACCGCGGCATCCGCATGGTAACGCCGGGGCAGCGCTATCGCGGCGAGGACGTGGAGGTGCTGCGCCGACGCAGGGAGACGATGCTGGAGGCTCGCAGACGCCATCCGGAGCGCTGGATCACCGGGAGAGTGCTGAACTGTACGCCGATCAAAGAGGTGTGGCTTAACCCCGAAAATGGGCAGTTGGAGGAAAAGCATGCCAAGGCAGCTTGAACAAACGCCCCGCAGCTGCTGCAACAAGGCGTTCGGCGGTTTTCCGCGGGCCTCAGGCTCGGACTCCTCCTGCCTGAGGAGGCTCATTCTACCGGCCTGACGACCTCTCCGCGCGAACGGTGCTGCGCAGCTGCATCAAAGGTTTTCTACGGGCCAAAAAACTCGGTTCATCTCGGAAGTCCGTGGAACGCGGCCTTGACTTTTAA